GATCCGCCACGCTACGCCTGGGGCCACGAGGTGCGACAAACCTCGTGGGTTGACGCAATCCCTTTACCCTGGCGGCGGCGAGCCGTGGCGGTCACCGTGGAGCCTCCAGGCTTGGGCTATACGCACCTGATCTCGGTGCACCTAACTTCGGCGCCGGCCAATGAGGGCGAACGAAATGAGCAAATGAGCGGGCTGTTGGACTGGATCAAGGGCCTGGACTTTGCGGCCCTGATTGTCCTAGGAGGAGATTTCAACCTGAGCCGGGAAAAAGAGGCCTATCGATATCCCCGGCAGGATGGATTCCTGGAATCCGGGGCCAGCGTGCCGGATTTTATTTTTGTGCAGGGCCCTTGCCAGTTTGACGGGCGAGAGGTGCTGGCCGACCGGGTGATTAGCGATCATGGCGGCGTGATCGTGGAGGTGAAGCCGTGAGATATCGTGGCTTTTGGCGGGAATTTTGGAGCCGGGATAACAGCATGGTTGACACTATGGCGGTGATCTCGCTGATTATCTCGGCTCCTATCGTCGGATTGGCCTGTATCTCCTTGATCTACGATATTTTTTACTTGGGGTATGGGCTAACTGAGGTTTCGGTCAAATTGTTCGCAGCCCTAATCCTGGCAGCTACTGGAGGCTTGGCTGTCAGCCGGTTTAGCAAGCGGACCGCGATTGAGATGGCAGGCCGGGTGCTGGAGGATGAGGGCAAGCCGCCTCAGGTCAAGCCCGCGCCGCTGCCGGAGTGCAAGGAGGAATCATGATCTGGACTCTCATAACTTCCCGCCTGGGCGGATGGCTGGTGGGGGGGTTGCTGGTAGCGATTCTGGCCGGGGGGTCATATCTCTGGATCGGCAGTCTCCGGTCTGAGGTTTCGACGCTTAAGGCCGAAAACCAGGTGGCCAAAGATACCATAGACTTTTTTAAGAAGGCGGCAAAGATTAACGTGGAAACTGCCAAGGTCCAGGAGGAAATCAATGAAGTGGTTAAAAGTGGTGATCCTCAGCGCAAGCTTGATCTGCTTATTAAGCTGCGCAAAATGTCCGCCCCGGCCCCAGATTGATCTTGGGCAACCGCCGATGGTTCCGGAGTTCACCCTTGACGAAGTGATGAAAACTCCGGATTCGGTTTTTGAGAAGATGAGCCGGTTCTTCGCTGAATCTATCGGGTTTGCCAAGAAAGCACAGTTGGCAGTTGAGACGTGGAACAAGAAATGACCCCCGCCTCCTGCCCTCACTGGGAGCTCGACCTTCACCAGATTTTCCCGTGGGTCAGGGTCTGCAAACATTTTATCGGGTGCTCCGGGTGCCGCTTAGAGGGGGTTGAGGTCTGCCGGTGGCAGGGGTTGCGGACGGTTGCAACCGGCGATGAAGACCGGGTGCTGCCGATCTACGCGTGAGCGGATGCGTGAGCGGTTTTCAGATATAATGAGCGGAAAAAGGAACAAAACAGAGACACAAAACCAGACAAAACTAACGTGGTTGAGGGAATTAACCAAGGGGCCGGTGCTTTGGGAGCAGGAAGTCGGCGGTTCGAATCCGCCCGTCCCGACCAGTTATTTCAGGTAGTTACTCGTTGTAACCGTTCTCGTTGCTGCTGGCTATGAGCGGATGCGTGAGCGGTTTTTGATTTTGCAGGCTGCGGGCGGCGCGTTTTAGTGATTCATCCGGGCGGCGGCGGAGATATTTTTCGGTAGTGGCCAGAGATTTGTGGCGCAGGTATCGGGAGATGGTGCGCAGGTCTTCCCCCAGGTTCATCAGGGTGTCAGCCCCCAGGTGCCGGATGGCGTGAAACCCGAAATGGCGGACGCCGGCCTGTCGGCAAATGGTCTTTAGGCGCTTACGGCGCTGGTTGAAGGGGCGGCCGGTGGAGGGGTTGATGAAGACATATTCGGGGTGCCGGTCCCGCCTCCGGTAAAGCTGCCGCAGGGTTTCCCGCAGTTCATCGGGCATGGGCAACCAATCCTCTTCCATCTGGCCGCCCTTGCGCTTCCGGGTCCAGAGACGGACTTCCCCCCTATCCCAGTCCATATCAGCCCATTTGAGGCGATAGATTTCGCCTACCCGCCCCAGGGTGTAAAACACGGTGAGAAAAAAAGGACGCTCCGGGCCAGCGGCCAAGAGAAAGCGGGCCCACTCCTCCGGGGTGATGTGGATCAGATCCCCAGGGTCGGCGGACAATCGGGCGATCTTGGCGCAGGGGTTGACCGCCATCAAGCCACGGTCCACCGCCCAGCGGAACAGGGCTGAGAGGTCTTTGCGGTGAAAATTGTAGTTGTAATTGGAGGGGCGGGTCAGGAGATATCGGCCCACCAGGTGATCGGTGATCTGACTGAGGGGGAGATTGCCGGCGTGATCCCGGAAGGACTGATACACGAAGCGTTTGTATTTCCAGGTTTTGGGCTGGAATTTGCGCTGGGCCTCTTCGAGATAATCAAGGGTCAGTGAGTCGAAATCCCAACTCGGCGGCGAGCCTGAGCTTTTCCTCTCGTGTTTTAGGCGCTTGCGGTGTTCGGCCCGGGCTGCCTTCGCCTTCGCCTTGGAGGGGAACCACTGCCCTGAGTAGTTCTGCCCCTGCAATTCGAAGCGATACCTCCACCCCTTGCCCTTGACCTGCCAACACCCCATAGATGACCCCCGGAGAGAATCTCAAAACGCCGATCCCGGCAGGATAAAACCCCCCCAACCGGCGTTTATGCTTATACACCGTTTTCGGGGAGAGATTCAAGAGTTTTGCGACCTGCTCCGGGGTCAGGAGCGGGGTGAGCATGGTTAGGTGTCCTTTATGATCGCCTGAATATCGGGGCGCGAGAGAATGGCTTTGGCTGCATTAACAACTGTCATAAACTTTGCAGAATAAAATTTATTCCCCGGCATCCTTCCTGGGTTCTCTGTATGGCTTTCAAAGTATTGTTGTTCGGTGATTAATTTAATCAGTGGGGCCCCCAGTTCTTTTATTAGTTTCTTGAGGTTATCGAGTTCCTCAAGTTTTATCTGTAACTCCTGGTTATTTTTTATTGCCCATCCCCGCCAGCATTCATGCAAACGGGGTAACTGATCATTGTCCAGTGTCCCACATCTAAATTTCCCATAGGTAATGCTTGGATCGGCGTATTTAACCGCTCCACAAAACGGACAATTAGCCATTACTTTTTCTCCTCCACAATCTTCTCGCCCACGGCTGCCTCAAGCGTCTCCCTGGCAACTTTCTTGAGGTCGGCGATTTCGGTTTCAAAACACTTTTTGGTGTGTGGCGTACTAAACAATCTTTCTCCTGATGAAAGAATTTTATAGCATACTCCACAATCATAGTGATGCCATGTTCCAGATTTATCTCCTATAGCGCCACAAAACGGGCAATTAGCCATTACTTTTCCTTATCCACAATCTTCTCGCCCACGGCTGCCTCAAAACAGCTAACTGTGCTTCCCATATAGTCTTTAATAGGGAATTATATAGTTAATTCCCGTAGTCAATTGCCACCACCTGGCCATTCAGCCAACCAAACGAATCTGATTTATCCTCTGCTGGAATCCGATAATCAGGATGGTCAACCAATGACTCGTAATCAAATTTTTCATATTCTTCGTCAGTCATTACCCGAACCCTGGGCATTACCACAAGAAGGCCACCGGGTAACGAAAAAAGAACAGGACAAAAGCCCTCAACATGGTTGGTAAGCCTTGAAATATTCTTTTCCTGCATATTGGCTAACAATCCATGAAGAAATAAACGCCATTCTCTCAAGGACGGAATTTTTATTGCATAGGGACCAATCAGCAAAACTTCCCTTGTAGCGCCATTTCTATTTAATCTCATTGATTTCTCGCATTTGATTTCTCCTTTAAAAGTTCCCTGGGGGCCGGAGTTTCGAGTATCCGGCTTGAGAAGGAAGGCGCGACCTTCTCCTAAATTTATCGCCCGTGTTGCCCCCGACCTCACGCCGGGCCGCCCCAGGGTTGTTTATTTTTCAAAGCAGTCTGGACAAACCTGCGTGTCCTCAGCAATCCACCACCCCGCATCGGCTGCTGCGGCTGGAGGCCCCTCAAAGTAACCCCTATCATCTTGAGGGTAGTGAGGTCTCACGATCTCTTGAGTGCCATCCTGGGGGTTACACCGGTCACAGGTTATGATGGTGTGGATCATGGGTTCGGCCACTCCTGAATCTTTACGGTGGAGGGGGCGCCCGGCGGATAAAGATTGTCTTTAAGGAATATCGGAACCCCCGCCGCCCGATACTGGTGGATAAGTCCCGACACGCACTCATCCTTTGGCTTCACCGGCCCGGAACCGGTCTGCGCGCCGATGATGGCCCACGGCTCAATGCAGTTGGGGGGCCATAAGCCATTCCATTGCTCAAGGCGGCGGGGGTTCTTGGTTAAGAACTGATAGACATGCTGCGGAGCCCTACCACAAGCCCCCAGCACAGCGTTAATCCACACCGAATCTACCCAATCCCCGAACAGGTCCCCCATAGAAACAACAAAGATTTTGCTGGGCTTTTTGGTCTTGGCGGGCTGGGAGAGGCGGTCGGGGTGGAAGGTGGGGGCAAAGGGGTCCATCAAGGCCCAAAGCTCAGGATGATCGTGTGTCGGACGAAATCTCTCCCAAAATCTAAAAGCAATCTTTTGGGCATAGCAATAAGGACACCGATTCGGCTTTTCCGCCGTGCCGCCAGGACCCCAACAGCCGGTTACGGGGTTCCAGGTAAAGTCGGTCCATTCAATCTTGGTCTTGTTCATGCTCACCTCAAAGTTCCCGGCCCCAGGGCGGCGGGGGCGGGGTTAGGGGTTGATATGTGGGAGGTTAGGTGATGCCAATTTTCAACGGAGCCTCGTTCAGGGGCGGCCAGGGGTCGCCGGTCATGGGGTCGCGGCGGGTTTTTAAATCCCGCCAGTCCTGGCAGTGGAACGCCGGGTCGGCGGGGTTCCGGAGGCTGTCGGCCTTGATCCGGAGGATGGCGTATTTCCCCCCGGGTTTGCGAAGGTCCACCACCTCTACTTGATGAGACTCAATCATGCGGGTGAGGGTGTTGGGGCAGACGTTCAGCAATTTGGCTGCCTGCGACCGGGTCAGGAGAGGGGTGAGCATTTAGGTTTTCTCCCGCCCCGATATTTCTAACCCGCCTCGGGGCCGGCGGGGGTTACTGACAGGAACCTATATGCTTCTTACCACATAATGCGCATGGCGACTCAACACGGTCTCTGCTCGGTTTAATCACCTCCTTTTATTATGGCCAATCATCCAGAAAATCGCCAGTTAGGATGTACATAATCAAACAAAAGACTGCAATCCAATAACCGTCACGTTGATATATTTCTTTAATAGACCAATGTTCTGAACTCATATCACCTCCTTTCTCCCAGGGCCGGCGGCACTCAACCGCCCCTAATTATGCTTTCCGGAACTTCCACCTCAAAAAGTCCTTGGCAACCCTTGACCGGGAAAGATTCTATAGCCTGCTTTGCTATTCCTTGTTCATGGTAACTCTACAATGCTGATTAATACCCAATTGTGATGCTCCCATAATAACCCCTTAGATTGAGTACATGTGATCATAACTTTTTTCTTTGTATCCCTATTCTCACACACCATGACTAAATCACGATCTAACTGCATTAAATATCGATATCTGACAATTTTTATAGGTTGATAGTTACTTAATCCCATTTCGCTAAGCGCCTCGTTTGCCATATTAAACTTACCACTTGCTTCTGTGTTGTTACATATAATCAAAGACCCCATGAACACTATAAAAACAATAAATAACTTTTGTGTCATTTGATTTCATCCCCTTTTTCAAGGGCCAGCCACATTACTGGCCCCGGTTGCGCCCGCTTCGGCATATAGTCAAACATTTATCCCTCCATCGGGGCTATGCAATAGAGTCCTTTTCATACCACCTTTCATGTGGTGGGGCATCGGGAGACACCTTATCTCTGACTAACTGTTTAGGGAGCCAATAAGGACAATCCAAACCGCGCTTATTGTTTTCTTGGGTTGCTTCGGGATCAATGGTTAAGCTAAATTCCTGGCAAAACCCCGGTTCGCCATCGTATGCTTTGTAATTTAAGTGGCAATTATCACAAGTAATAAAGTCCTCTGAAAAATTAAAACACCTTTTTTGGCTCATAGTTTTCTCCCATCGGGGCGGCTGCGGTCCACCGCCCCGGTTGCGCCCGCTTCCCAGCCCAGGATAAAACGACTCACGCGCCAGCGTGTTACTTTCCGTGGACCTCTGGGCGGTACTTAGCGGGCCTTTCTGTCGCCAGTCCTGGCCCACGGTTATCCCCGGTCACGGCCCGCATGGGTTAAGTGCCGGGAAAACTTCCCTGATCTGGGGCCGGATAAACCCCCTACTTAATATGCTCGATTGGTTGATCTTGGTTATAAAGTCTCCAATTAGGCCAAACCCTGTTTTCATTCACGACTTGCTTCCTTTCGATGGCAGCGCATATTTCTTCTGCTGTGAAGCCAGCCCGCCAAGCTCCATCTAGGGCTAAAATCACAACATCTATCCATTCATAAGAAGTGGGCTCAGCTTCAACTTCTTATAGCTCTTTATGAATATGATCAGTAATTCCCCTAACCCGAGGGCCGGGACCGAAAACTCTCAAAGAGAAATCAGCTTGGCGCTTTAAGTGAGCAATAAGGTCAAATTCCTTCTGGTCACAAATGGAACACTCCACGCATTCGCCAAATGATGAACACCAGGAGGAATCGGGGCGATTAAAGAAACCACAATGAGGCTTTTTTGACTCTTCCATTTCAATCTCCTATATAGTCTCGGCCGGCGGCCAGGGGTCGCCGGTCATGGGGTCGGTGCGGGTTTTTATTCCATTCATTGGACGCATCCCGGAGTGGAACAGTTCGCCCAGATGTGGCCGTTGCTGGCACTTACGGAATAGGTCAGGTCGCCGATCTCGCATACGGGGCAAGCTAACTTGCCCCGTATACCGCGATGGCCGTTGCTGTCCTCCACGATGGCGGCCCGGGCGATGATGATTTTTGCCAGTGAATCCTGTGCCCGCCGGTGTTTTTCTACCGCCAAGGCGCAATCACACCGTCGTATCCTGGGCGGGGTCGTGAACCGTTCCCGCAGGATTCCGGTGTTCAGGCATTTGGGGCAAATCGGCGTCAGTTCGGTTTTGTCAGGCATAACGTCTCCGGGTAGTGGTTAAAATGCACATAGCTATTTCACCAATTCCATCTGGGTATAGCCCATCTGTTGGGCGGCTTTGATGGCCTTGGCCTGGGCCTGCTGGGCGGTGATGGCGGCGCTGAGGCCGGCAACGCCGAAGCCCCAACTGTGATGGGCGATGTAGATTTTCTTGCCGGTCTCGGGGTTGGTCATAATGACGTTCATGGGAGTGGCGCAGCCCAGGGAAAAGAGCAGCGCCGCCATGATGACAAGTTTTTTCACTGGAGGCCTCCTTCCGGGGCGGTCCTGGCACTTGCCCCGCCCCGGGGTTGTGGGTTGGTCAACGGCCCCGGCCTGGGCTTGGGTGTGCGGTGGCCGGGGGTGGTTCATGGGTTTTACAGTATACCTCTATGATATACCTGTCAAGCAAAAAAATACCTATTTGGTAGAAAATCGCAAAATAATTCGTAGGGAGGCTTAAATTTTTTTTGCGAGGTCTTTTAAGTTGATTATTTGATTGATAAACCCGCTTAAAAACTCAGGTTTATCTTGTATCGTGTAAAACAAATCGGTAAGATGGCTAACTATTTTTTCTTTCAGGTCGGCGGGAAGCTGGTGAAGTAAAACTAGCAAGACAGCGTCTTCTTTGTCTGCGTGTAGCGCCCTGGTAAAAGCATTCTCGGTCATGTTAAACGCCTTCGCCAGGCGAGGGCGAGTTGCTGGCCCAGCCCGTCTATTGCCGGTTTCAAGGTGGCTAATCTGCCCCTTAGACATTCCGGCCAGCTTGCCTAAATGCCCCTGGGTCCAGTGCAGGGCCTCGCGCATGGCTTTTAAATTTTTACCAGGATTCATGATAGTCATAATATCCTCTTGAAAGCCAAAAAAAAATTATGCAAAAAGATATTGACTTGAATATCTATTTGGTATACCGTGAAGCCCATGCACCCTCTAAAAAAATTTCTTATGGAAACCAGACAGACTCAGGCGAAATTCGCTGCCCGAGTTGGGACATCGAAGGCATACCTTAATCACATAATCACTGGTTTAAAAATGCCCGGAGATGACCTGATCGAAGCGATGGTACGAGAGTCTGGTGGCATGTTGGTCTATCGGGATTTTAGGCCGGATAAGGCAGAACAACTCGACCGAATCAAGGGCCTTGAAGCCCAAAATGTATAGATCATGTTTTATTCGGATCTTCCGGCTCCTCCGGAACCAGCCCCGGAAACATCTCTTTGAGCAGCTTCAGGGCGGCCTCGGCCTGGCGCTGGCGTTTCTGTAGGGGCTGGTGTTTGCAGTGGGGGCAGGTGGCCAGGCAGATGATGCAGGGGAGAATAATGAGAGAGAGTTTCATACATCTCCAGGGGCAAGGCGCCGGATATGTGCATGGGCCAGCCTCCGGCGAACCGCGGGTTTTTAGCGCCGGTATCCTGGACCGGCTCATCCGTTTCGGTCGGGGTTTCTTGTTTTTCATGCTACCAGGATAATGACCCGGCTACAATCTTGTAAAGGTTAGAAGGTTTAATTTTTTGGATATTGTGAGGTGGAGGGGCTTACGTGGACATTGATGAATATCTCGCCTTACCCCTGGAAGACCAGCGCAACATCCTCAAGGAAAAACTCTCAGAAACCGTGCCCCGGGGCGAAATCAAGGAAGCGGCCCACGCCGCCGGCCTAAACGACTACACGCTCTACAAAGCCAGGGACCCCGAATGCGAAACCCACAACCTCATCCGCCCCGAGCTTCTGGCTCTCATCCGCCACACCGGGCGATACCTGCTGCTGGATTTTGTTGACGGCCTTTTCGGGCGCGTGGCTTTCAACCGTCCCCAGGCCATCGAGTCCCTATCCGAAATCAACCGCCGGATTACCGACGTGCTCCGGGAAACCACCGGGGCAATCCAGACGGTGATCGGCGCCCTGGATGAGACATCCTCCGATGGGCTCCAGATAACCAAGGATGAGATGCGCGCCATTGAACAGGAAATCCAAGAAGCCCACCAGCAGCTTGCTACCCTGGAAGATGCGGCCCGGCAGCTTTATTTGAGATGGAAAATGAAAGAACTTAAGGTGGTGGAGGGATGAACCAGAAACCGCCAAGGCCCGACGTGGCTACTCCCGACGCCATAGAAGTTTGGCACCTGCCCATTAATCAAATCGGCTATCACCTGGCTTTAACTGAGGCCGGCCTATTTAGGATTCATCCAACAGACCCGGTGCCTGAGGGCGCCGTGCGGCTCTATCCCGGGATGCTCCACGCCTGGAGGTGGTTTGAACGGGATGGCGGTTTGCGGCCTGAGTTTGCTGGGCGGCCGGTGTGGGGGAGTGCCAGTCAATGACACGGCCCCGCAAGCAGACCGTCGATTATTTTCCGCATTATTGTCACCATGGCAAGACAATGGCGATACTTGAACAGAAATTTGGGAATGACGGTTACGCTTTTTGGTTCAAGCTCTTAGAGTTTTTGGGGTCATCTGAAGGGCATTTTGTCAACTGCAATGAATCAGTGGCATGGGAATACCTGCAATCCATCACCAGGCTTGAATCGGAAATTTGTGATGCGATTTTGAATTTGCTTTCCAGGGTGCAGGCCATAGACCCGGATTTATGGGAAGAACGGATTATTTGGTCAGATAATTTTGTGCAAGGGATAACCTATGCTTATCGTAATCGGGTAATAGAAACACCTCAAAAACCGTCAATCTTACGTAAGAAACCCCTAAGCGAAGGGCAATCTGACGTATTAAATCCGGGAAAGGAAAGGAAAGGAAAGGAAAGGAATAACCCCCCCTCCCCCCTTAAGGGGGAGTCGCCTCCCTTTCAAAAAATTATCGAACTCTGGAATACCCATGCCCCCGAACTTCTCCCTAGGGCGTCCTTAACCGAAAAGCGTAAACCAAAAATCAAGGCTGCTTGGAAAGAGTATCCTGACCTGGAATGGTGGAAGGCGCTCTTTACCGACATAACCTTGTCATCCTGGCATAGCCACCGGGACAAGTGGCAGGGATGCTCGTTCGATTGGATACTGGCGAAGCGAACCGAGATGAGAGAAAAACTCAATGCTCTCAAAGGCAATGGGGCCGACAAATCGCCCCCCCGGGCCCGTGACCCGGCTTGCCCGCGTTGCCGCGGCTCCGGCCTTTATCAGAGCGGCACGGCCCCGGATGGAAAACCCATAATGGCACAATGCGAGTGCAAGCGAGAACCAGATGAAACACACGAGACAAAACCACCAACAGCCCCAGCAGCCCCAACAGGTCCTGACCTACGCTCCGCCGGCCCACCTGGAGGCTGAGCAGTCGGTCCTGGGGGCCATCCTGGTACGGCCAGAAGTCCTGGACACCATGGCGGATATGTTGCGGCCGGAAGACTTCTACCGGGAAGCTCACGGCCTCATTTACCGGGCTATGCTTAACCTGTATGGGCGCAGTGAACCTGTGGATCTGGTAACCGTGTCGGCCCGGCTGCGGGAGAAGGGAAAACTGGATGAGGTCGGGGGGGCGGTGTTCTTGGCCGGCCTCAGTGAGGAAGTCGGGTTTGCCACCAACGCGGGGTACTATGCCAGGCTGGTAAGTGATAAGGCGGTACTGCGGCGGATGATAGACGCCACGCAGGAAATCGCCTCCGGGTGTCTGGCGCCAGTAGAAAATGTGCCGGAGTTTATGGACCGGGCGGAGCAGAAAGTCTTTGACGTGGTTCATGCGGGGCGGGGCGGGGACGGTGCCATGGCCACCCTCGCAGACCTGGCCAAGGCAAACTGGAATCACCTGGAAACCCTGTTTTACCAAAGCAAAGAAGACTCAGGACTGCTCACAGGATTTTATGATTATGACCGATTTACCGCCGGTCTCCACCCCGGGGAGTTGACGGTTTTGGCGGCGCGGCCTGGCATGGGGAAGACCGCCCTTGCTTTAAATATTGCCTGGAACGTTGGGCAGGCTGAGCCGGTGGCGTTCTTCTCGATGGAAATGGACAAGGCCCGGCAGTTGATAACCCGGATGGTCGCCCAGGCCGGCCGGATCGACGGCGACAACTTGCGCCGGTGCAAATTGACTCAGGCGGAATGGGCGCAGCGGGGCCAAGTGCAGGTGGCTCTTGAGGATGCAAAAATTTGGATAGACGACACCCCGGGTCTCACCCCCTTGCAACTGCGGGCCCGGTGCAGGCGGCTCAAGGCAAGGCAAAACCTGGCCCTGGTGATCGTGGATTATTTACAACTCATGCGAGCCCCGGGAATGCGGGGCCGGGAAGACGAAATTCGGGAGATCGCTTACAGCTTGAAGGAAATTTCTAAGGAGTTGGGGGTTCCGGTGCTGGCGGCCGCTCAGGTAAACCGGGACATAGAGAAACGCTCAGGGAATCGCTACCAGCTATCGGACCTCCGGGAATCCGGGGCCATAGAGCAGGCCAGCGACAATGTGCTGTTTCTCTACCGCGGGAAGGAAGATGTTGTGGCCAAGATGGACCTGGCGAAACAGCGGAACGGGCGGGTAGGTTTTTTTGAGCTGGCTTACTCGGCGCAGTTCTGCCGATTTGACAATCTAATGAGGGGAGGAGCGCTTTGAAGGCAACCGGAACGGTCAAATGGTTCAATGACGTCAAGGGTTATGGGTTTATTTCCTGTGAAGGCAAACCAGATGTGTTTGTGCACTATTCCGAGATCGTCAGCAATGGCAATGGGCGGCGGACTCTTTACGAGGGGGGCTCGGTGGAGTTCGAAGTCGGCCAGGGCCCCAAGGGGCTCCAGGCGCTGAGTGTTAGAGTTGTGGTCAAGTGAGGTATCACGTCATGGTTAACTGGCTATGGCTGTTAGCAGTGGGGTTTGGCGGGTTCTCTCTCGGTATTGTAGCCCTGGCGATTTTCGCATCAGGCCGGGATGAGCACTTTTACCGGCAGGGCTATTTTGAAGGCCACGAGGAAGGCTATAAGGCAGGGGTGGTCGGCAAAGGCGGTATCGGGCGGTGATGAGGTTCACCATCGTTATCCCTCCAAAGGGCCAGATGAGGGCAGGGCGCCGAGGATTTAGGGCTGGCAATAGAATTTGTGTCCAGACCTATAAAGACCCAGAGCAAGGCCAAGAAGAGGATAGGCTAATAACTTTGTTGCTTCAACACCGACCGCCAGAGCCGCTATCAGGACCTCTTATGCTGGGGATTTGGGCCTACCTGCCTATCCCTAAGAAGTCGAAGAAATGGATGGCCGCGGCCATGTCGGGCGAGATTCGGCCCATAGTTACTCCAGACCTGGATAATCTTTTGAAGCACATCAAAGACTGTTGTAAGGGCATCTTTTGGAGTGACGACAAACAAGTCGTGGGGTACCTGCCGGAAACAGGAAAATATTATGGCAGCCCCCCCAGGTGGGTATTCGAGCTTGTGACCTTGGATGAATACCGGGCAGGCCTGGAGCAGCGATACGCAGACCTCCTAAGTCAGGCGTTAAGCAAGGATTTTGTGATTACCTTGGAAGTTCACACAAAAGGGCCATTTGCCCCAGGGGATGGCCCTACCCAGGGCACCATCACGATTCCGGGAGGCCTTTTTTAATGACTACTACCCCGCCCCAGATAAACATCACTATCCCCATAGTGTTTTACCATGGGGTGCAGGAGATCGCCGACTTTCTGGGGTATCACGAGCGCACGGCCAGGAGGTTATTGCAAGAGGGCAAAATCCCGGCCAAAAAGGACGAGGCTGGGCGGTGGGTGCTTTCGAACCTGGACTACCTTTTGAGCTTACAGGCGTGATGTGGATCAACCAAAAGCCAAGCATTACATAGGCATTAAATGGGGGATCGAGAATCCGACCGTTATGTTAACCGCCGAATACGCCCCGCCCCCCAGGGATCATCTGCATATCATCCGGGAACTTTATGAAGAAAGTTTTTATTTTGACGACCTGCTGCCCATCGCCAAGGCCTGGGCCGCGGAGTTCAATGTCAGAAAGATATTCGCGGACCCGAAAGAACCGGAGTTCATCAAGCGAATGCGGCGACAGCGGTTGTGGGCGGTGGCGGCCTCGGAGGAATTGGCCCTGGCCCGGAACCTGATAGGTAAAAGGGTGAGGCAATCAATGACGATAGCGGCGGTACTCAAGGGGGAGCATGACCCGGTTAAAAAGGAACTGCTACTCAAGGCTGTTCAAGGGGGGATCAGTTTCTCTCAGGAATGTTCAAAGACAGTGCAAGAGTTTTTCCGATATCGGATGCCGGACAAAGACCCCAGGAAGCCGTTCCGAGATAAGCCTCTAGAAATGGATAATTTCGGAATCGGGGCGCTGCATTTTCTGGTACTGGGGTTGGCGATGGAAGTCCAGCCGCGGGTGAGGTGGTTATGAGACGCAAAAAGCTCTGCTGTCCCTGCGGCGCCAGGCTCAATCTGCTTGAAGGTGCTATCCGTATCGAATGCCCGAGGTGCGGCAGGGTCTTTGGTCAACCCAAGCCGGCCCCGAATCAGACTCGGGAGATGGAGTGGCGGCGGAGACAGGCGATCCGGAAGATTAACGAGGCTCCATGACCGATGACCGCTACACCCCCGGTTGGCCGTTGTTCCTGGCGCTGGACTTGAGGGAAATATCTTGACAATTCAGCCGAATATCCATAATATGAAACGAGCCTTGAAGGTGGTGAGACACCCGCAAGGCCCTAACCCAAAACCATCCTATCGAGGAGGATCGGTCATGAGCTATTCCGAAATTATCATAAATGGGATTCCTGTCAAATTAATTCCCTCAGGCGACTGCGCCTGTGGTTGTGGCGGCAAAACTAAATTGGCATCAAGCACCAGAAAAGGAGCCAGCAAAGGCGTCCCGAATAAATATATTCATGGCCATCATTCCAGGGGAACAAATAATTGGAAGTGGGCTGGTGGAAGGATTCATCAAAATAGATACCCAAGATTAATGAACAAAACGCATCCGCACAGCATCAATGGCTATGCTTATGAGCATATCTTAATCGCTGAGAAAGCATTGGGGAAACCTTTGCCCCCGGGAGCGGTTGTTCATCATGCCAATGGCATAAAAAACGACAACAGTAAAGGAAATCATGTTATTTGTCAGGATGAAAAATATCACAGATTTATTGAAAAAAGATTAAGAGCTTTTTTGGCATGTGGAAACAAATCGTGGCGCAAATGCTTTGTTTGCGGGAAGTATGATGATCCAAATAACATGTATACCAGGGATCATAACGCTTGGCATAGGTCATGCGTCAATGAATACAATAGGAAAAATGCCAATGAAAGACGACAAGTATGTGCCAGGCCATGATTTATATCTCGCCATTGATTTTGGTTTTTGGAATAACGCGACCGTCTGGGTCCAGGCCAGCCCCGACAGCGAGCGGTTGACGGTCCTGTTCGCCCATTTCCAGGCGGCCCGGACGAATGAAGAAAACGCAAAGATAGCCCTGGCCATCCACCAGGAGCGGGGGTACGGTCCCCTGGCGCAGCCGGTGGGGGGATGGGGGGATGTCTCAAAGCCGGAGGCCTTACGCGCCTACTCCCAAATTTTCGGCGTAGATATCCTGGGGGCACCGGGCCGGGTAGACGCCGGACATGAACTCGTCAAGCAATGGCTCAAGGCAGCGCAGATGACCCGGGGCGAATCGGGGCTGGTTTTTTCTAGGCATTGTCCGAAGCGGCTTTTCCAGGAATGGCGGGACTACCGGGAGCACCAGGCGGGGATCGGGGCGCATCATAGCTGTGATGCAGTTCGATATTTCCTTAAGGGGTGGACGGGGCGCTAAGAAGCCCGTAGGCGATCCGGCCATGCAAGGGGTAGGGTGCGGGGGAGATCGTTCAATGGCGGGCCGTTAGACGGGCCAGACGGGGCAAGATAAGACCGGGCCACAAGCCGATTCGAGACTGAATCTGTCCTCAAGTGCCGGGAGGAGCGGCACGGCGAATGGGTAAGCGGGAAGAAACCGACAATCTGGCGATGGAAGTCTACTCTCTGACACTTCAAAAGATGGGGAAGACCGAAATCGCCCGGTATCTGGGGATAGACCGGAAGCAAGTCTACCGCCTGGTGAAGCGATATGAGGCAATCTTGCGGTGGCTCGCTGACCATATCGACGGGGCGCTGCATCTAGGGGAAACCCTTGTCGGCCTCAAGCAGCTCTACCGGGATGCCCTGGAGAACGTCGGGAAAGCGGACCCCGGAAGCGCGGTCGCCGTGGGCTGGGCGCGGATCGCCCTGGAAGCTCTCAAGGAAATGAAAAAGCTCCTGCAAGAGTGTGGGGCGGTGTTCAAAATGCCGGAAGCGATTGAGGACGGGATATCATTCGATAAGCCGGAAATACGGGAAAAGTACATGCTGCTCAGGATTGAGGCTAAGGCCGGGGGCGGCGGTAAGGAGGAGGCGGGGGATGAATAAGAAGCCTGTGGGGTTGAAGGATTTTGAAATCGAGATGGTGCCGATTGACCAACTCAAGCCTTACGAGCGGAACGCTAAAGCGCACCCTGAAGCCCAGGTGGACAAGATCGCCCGAAGCATCAAAGAGTACGGGATTGCTAAGAACATCGTGATTAATGCCGACAACGTGATATTGGCGGGGCATGGTTCGGTCCTGGCATATCAGAAACTCGGGGTCGGCGTGGTGCCTTGCCGCCGGATGACGCACCTCAGTCAGGCCCAAGAGCGGGGCTTTTCCCTGGCCGACAACCGCACAGCAGAAAGTGAGTGGTTCCCCGAAGCCCTGGCGCTCGAACTCAAGGCCCTGGAGGAGATGGACTTCGATTTGGGGTTGACCGGGTTTGACCCAGGCGAACTGGAATTTCTTGACACCGATCCTCCCCCGGCCAAAGCTATCAAGAAAGAGGGCGGCACAGTGACTTGTCCTGAGTGCGGCTACAAGTTTTCGGTTTTGACGGAAGATTGATTTTATGCATAACTATCTCAAGAAATTGGGCAAGGTATGGGATCAAAAGAAATATCCGCCAAATATTTATGATGTAATTGTTGCCCATGATGAATGGTGCAGTATTTATTCTGGACAAGAATGTAATTGCGACCCCGATATTACTATTAAAAAGAAAAAGGTGTAAGACATGGGTCTCGATTGTTATAAATACGGCACAAAGAACAATCATCGTAGGTGGGCATGGAATCAAATAATTCGCATGTCGCATAAAAAGCCACAAGAATTAATAGTAGCATATTTGGCAGGCCCAGATGATATAGACAGAGAGATAGCAATACAAAAGGGGTTTAAAGATTGCAATTTAATAGCCATAGATGCAGATGTTATGAAAGTAAACAAAATAAAGCAATTAAAAAGACCGGCTATATGCATTGATATAGTAGATTTTATTAGAAATTGGACCGGTAACCCACCAATAGATATTATTATAGCTGATTTATGTTCAGGATTAACCAGAAAAGTAGCTAAAGATTTTATGACGTCCTGCTTTGATTCCACTGGTTTAGCGTCGCCAACCGTAATATATATTAATTTAATGAGAGGAAGAGATCAAGTTGGTGGCTTATATAGTAAACAATTTACAGAAGAGGTGGGGATTAATAATTTATTTAAACACCGTGGCTTCCAATTCTTTACTCATTTAACTTGGCATTATTATCAATGGATGCTTCAACAATATCACGGTTCGAATATAACGTATTTCATTGAAGATATAGTTATTGATGCCATGGTTAAAAATATGGTGCCTATTTATAACAGCTATAAGAGTAAAAATAAAAAGACTATCATGGATTCAGCTATTTTTAAATACTATCCTTTAGGCCCAACAAATGTAATTAAAGACAGGGATATTGGATGTAAACTGGCCGCACTAAAAGCCTGGCGCACTATGCGCATAAACAATATTAAAGGTTTTGCCCCATGCGCAAAATAGCCCTGATCCGGTCATCCCCCGCCCTCTACCGGCTGGCGCTCGCCTGGCCCGCGGTGGAGAGGGATGATGTCCAGGGGACTACCCCGGAATCTGCCAATGACCCCTGGGCCACCATCCGGTTCGACTTCACCCGCCTGGCGTACCTGGCCGACGTGCCCGCCGGAGTTGCCCTCGCCGGCTTCGACCGGCTCAAGGCCCACGGGATCATCACCCCCGATGGCGGCCTGGCACCTTCGGTAGAGAGGTATTTCCGGGCTGAGGGCCTGGCCGGATTCGGATTGAAAATGAAGCTGCCGAAGGAAAAGAAGGAACCGGCTGAGACCGGATAGCTTGCCCCATGTTCACCGCCGATGACCGACGCCTGATAGAGCACTATCGCCAGCACCCCTTCACCACCGACGCCGAACTCCTGCTATTCGTCAAGGCTCTCTTCCGGGGCAAGTCAGGCGAATCCCTCAGCATCCCCCAGGCCCGCGTATGCCCTGGCCACGACTCCCCCGCCCAATACCTCTGTGACGCCTTTTTCGAGCGGACTTTGAACGCTATCTGCTGGGCTAACCGGGGCGGCGGCAAGACGCTGTTAGGCGGGTTGGTAGCTTTCCTGGACATGGTATTCAAGCCAGGATGCTCTACGCAGGTTCTGGCCGGCTCCCTGGAGCAGAGCAACCGGATGTATGAGCACTTGACCGGGGGCGGGGATGGCTGGGGGCTGGTGAACAAGAGTTTCCACTACCTGCTGGCCTCAGCCAAACAAATGCGCCGGGGGAAATCTGATAAGGACGGCGAAATGCTTACCCGGTCCATGGTACTCAAGAATTTCTCCAGCATCAACTTGCTCACCGCCTCTCCTAAAAGCGTCCGCGGCGCTCACCCGCAAAAAGTCAAGCTCGATGAGATTGATGAGATGGACCCCAGGATTTACGAGGCGGCACTATCCACCCCCATGACCAAGGGCGGCCACCAGGCCAGCACGCACATCTACAGCACCATGCACAAGACTTACGGCCTCATGCAGCAGATCGTGGAAGAGGCCCCGAGCCGGGGGTATCGGCTATATCATTGGTGTTTGCTCGACGTTTTAGAAAAATGTGAAGGAAGAATTTGCGCTGAATGTTATTTGTGGGAAGATTGCCAAGGAAGGGCAGTCAATGCAGACGGCTATTACACAATAGAAAATGCGATAACTAAAAAGAGGCAGGTATCAGAACAAACATGGCAATCAGAATATTTGTGTAGGATTCCTAGTAGCGAAGGACTGATTTACCCTGAGTTCGATATGTGCATAGTCGTTTAAGGCACAAACCCCCGCCTACTCTGAATGATACCATTCAATGGGCACCCAGCCCACCTTCCCCGCCTGTGCTCCCGTAGTAATGAGCACCTTGTTCAAGCCATAACTCCATGAGCATTCCATCAGGTCGGCCTTCGTGCCCTTCGGCACTAGCCCCAAGGTCCTGGCGATGTAAGCGGGGGTCACGGTTTTGTTGTTGGCATCATAGAGCGCCATGGCCTCCCGGAACGCTTCCGGCGATTTGTAGACCACCACCATATCGTGCCCGGGGATCGCTAAAAAGCCGATAAAGGCGACGATTAAGCCCGCGAGTAATTTGCTCAAAGTCTCCACGATCAAGTCCCTCCTCTCGCCAAGATGCCCTATGCCGGGCGGCGAAGTCAACTGGAAAATTACCTTCCTGTCTGCTCCGCTTTAAAGCCATCCCATAGATAATCCCGAGAGTCGGCCTCCCGAAGCTAATAAAAATATCAAATAGGTACTTTTTTACTTGACGTGTATATCAAATTGGTATACGCTAAAGACAATCAATCAAACAATCACAACAAATCAAGGAGGTTAGCCACAACCGACAAAAAATCGCAAAAATCAAGGCGGGGGTGGCCAGGCTCACGGCGGCCAGCAAACTAAAGCAGAAACCGGACCCCAGCCAATCGGAGACGGGATAGCAACCGTAGAGGGTAGCGCCTCATAAAAATTGCAAATGGGGCGACAGGAGGGATTCCGGCCCCGCCTGGCCGACAGATCGAATCTGGTAGGGCAGGTAGGCGATGGAACCGAAACCATCTGGCGGCGCGGGCGCCAAGGTGATGAACCTGACACCCGAGACAATTTGGGGGCACACGGCCCCGGCAACCGTGGCGAAGCTAAGAACCGGAAGTGAGGCGAAAGCGCAGGCGGCGCGACGTAGGGAAAGCTCAGGTGTAGGCCAGCCCATTAACCCCAGGGGTGAGCGGAAGGCCAGCAAGTACCGAAAGCGGCAAGGGCGCGAGTAGCAGCCGGGAAGTGCGATGCGAAACGATAACCCTTAAACCGAAACTCAGTGAAGGCTCTGATCGGGGTCACGAGTTCTGGCGGATTCGCGACCCTCAATGAGCGCCTTTGCTCAAATCCAGAATGGAGGCAATGACCATGCAATCCACAGCCCAGCAAATCTACTTGGAACCGAACCCGATCCCGGAACTCAAGATCGTAGAGAAGCCCCTATACTGCGTGGGAACGCAGGTCCAGGGCTGGGGCCGGGATGGATCATGGGAAGCGTTCAAAGATGATATGTCGGCCCTCTACGCCTGCAATTCCCGGTGGCTCGGCGGACGGTTTATCACCTGGGAACTAGAGTTTTGGACGTTCTCTAAGGGGATGCAGAGAAAGCGCGGCGGATACTTCGATGTGGAAACCGGAGTTTATTTCTATGGGGGCCGGGGGGAATTAAAAAATGCTTGAGAAGATCGACAACCGCAGAAAACGACCGGACCGCAAGAAGTGCATTTGTTGTATGCGATGGTATTTCAAGGACAGGAAAGACCAGATCACTTGCGGCCGGGAGTCATGCCGAAAGGCGAGGAAGTTATGGTGGCAACGGCAGCACATGAAATCCGGTACTCGCATCGAAAATATGGTTAAGCGGATCTGCCTGGCTTGCAGCCAACCGTTTTGGAGTCATGAGCATAGGATATGCCCCCGGTGCCATGAACGGAATGCAAAATACGAATCCCATGCCCAGGCGTGGGGTTGAGACGAGGAGGTTTTATGCCCCTATATGAGTATCTCTGCGCTGACTGCGGCGAAAGTGACAAGCGCATCGCCGGGGTCGACGATCACATGGCCCTTTGCATTGAATGCGGCGGGGTCATGCTGCGGCTAGATGAGGACATTTGGGCGCCGTTGTGGGCGGAGCAAGAGGCCCGGGCGGTGCAGGAGGTAGAGACACGAAACTACTCAATATCTTCTGGCCCCTGAGACGGGGTGAGTCGTGGCGGGATCGGCTAAAGATGGCCGCGCTGTTTCTCCTGCTGATCGGCGGCTGGGCTTCGATCTACGTGGCCGCCTATTTTATCGATGGCAAATAATACCCCAAGGGTAAGGAGGGTTTTTTGATGATTAAAAATCTCATTCCGAGATTGGCAGAGAGAGGCCGGATTAAGATCGGGGAGAAGGGCGAGATGAAGACCTCAGCCCAGGGCAAGCAATTCGCCCAGCCCAAGAAGCTCGACCACATCGTTATTACGACCATGCAGAGGGACGCGGCCGGGCGCCTCATGCCCGACACCGACCTTATGGCCCAAATCAACCCCGGGGGCAGCAAACTCACCGAAATCCCGATCCGGCTTTTATACGATGACATCGACTTGAATTTCTTTACCCGCTATGCCTGCTACAAAGGCTCCCGGTGCTGGTGCTCCGGGGACGGGGAAACGGCCTCACGGCTCACCGGCGAGAATGGGAACTACCAGTCGTGCCCGTGCCCCTGTGAGCGGCAAGACCCCATGTACCAGGAGCAGGACAAGTGCAAGACCCTCGGAACTTTGTCCGTACTCATCGAAGGCGTCAACCGGGTGGGCGGCGTCTGGTCTTTTAGGACGACCTCCTTTAACAGCGTCAATGCCATCCTGTCGTCAATGGCGCTCATCAAGGCAATCACCGGGGGGCCGCTATCGGGTATCCCCCTGATGCTGGTGCTCTCGCCTAAAACGGTCACCATCCCCACCACCGGCAAACCCATGGTGGTTTTCGTCATGAGCATCGAATACCGGGGGCCGGAGAGTGAGCTGGCTGAGTTGGGATATGAACGGGCTCGGCAACGCGTGGAGCACAAGATCAGGATGGACCTGATTGAGGATCAGGCCCGACGCCTGCTTGTCGCCCCGCATGAGGAACCGACACAAGAGCAGGTGGAAACGGCGGAAGAATTTTACCCCGAGGGGGTGGTCATCGAAACAACCGCACCTAAGCCCACTGGCGGCAAGAAAAAGACCCAGGCTACCCAACCCAGTACCCCCGACCCGGAACCCTCAGCAGCGGCAGGGACGCAAGACCAGGACCCCGGAAACGGAGGGGACCAGGAGCCCCTTGACAGGGCAATCACCCTCCCGGCTCTCATGGAACTGGCAAAGTCCCCTGATGCAGTTGTGGACCTGCCCTGTGCCCTGGTGACCACCAAAGGCGTCCGCATCGGCTGGTGGCTCGACTGGGGGCCGGACCTGGGCGGCGACATGACCATGACCCTTGAACTGGTGGACAACCTGGCGGAAGTGGCCGGCGGGTTGACGGTGCAGAAGATCGGAAAAGCCTTTAACGAGGCTGGGATTGTGCTCAAGGTGGTCACCGCGGCGGATGAGGCCCAGGAGGGAAAGGAGCGGTTGGATGCTACCCCGGCGGCGGTCGTGGCTTCTCACCAGGTGCCCAAGGGTAACGGGGGGACTCGTAAATCACTGTTTTAATCACTCCTAGCCCGGCACCATCCGCACATCCAGGGCCGGGATAATGCTAACCACAACCGGGGCCGACCCGTATTGGACAAAGAGCGGGGAGGCCCCAAGGGAGGATTTATGAACGACAAAATCAGACAGCATTTAACCGAATACAATTTGCGCCAGGGCTATGGGGTTTCTGAGGACACCCTGATCGAAACCCTCTTTAATGCCAACCGAGTGTACGAGGCTCAAAAAGGCGAGCATCGGTGGTGGACCGATGTTTTTGTGGTGGCCGAGGTTGACGGGATGCTCATCGGTTTCCTGGATGCATATACCACGGGCGATAATTCTCCGAGAGAAATCGGATGGGAATTTAACCCCGACAGCATCTGCGAAGTGGCGGCCAAGGTGATAACGAAGACTATCTATGAGCGAATTCCCGACTAACGTCAACCCTAACACCAGGAGCCGGTACTGAGCAAAGAGCCGGTCCCCGGGGGAGGCGAAGGAGGCAATATGGACACATTTAGGGTAGGCTTGCTGCTGCAAACCATGATTGAGGCATTAGCAGTTAACGCAGAAATAGAGGGGATGAAAGCCGAAAACCTTTATCACCAGAACCTGGGGGCAGTACCGTTCTATGGCGAGGCGTCTTTTGAAGAAAAGGCCCAAAAGCTCTGGTCATTATCGAAATTGGCCAGAGCGCGAGCGGAGAGATAACCATGAGCCAGGAGAGCCAAACTATGGGTAAAAAAATCGGATATTCTCACTCAGCTTTGGAGATGTACCACGGCGGCGACGTGCATGGGGGGTGCCCTTACGCCTATAAGCTCATCCGCATCGACAAAATCCCCCGGGCCACCAGCGAACCGCTTATCATCGGCCAGATGCTTCACGAACTGGCGGCGAAATACCTGCTCCGGCTCATTGACGTTGGCCTACAAACCGACTGGACCTATGCCCAGGCGATCACCCCCAAGGAGGCCCCGGCGGACGTGCTGGAGGTATGGCCCCGGTTCGTGAAAAACTTTATCTTGCCGCCCATGGCAGCCCCTGGGGTTGAAAAGCAACTCGCCTTTAACCGGGCATGGGAGCCGGTGGAGTGGTTCGCCAAGGACGCCTTTTTCCGGGCCGTGGTGGACCTCACCTACCGGCAGGGCGGCTTAGTCGTGGTGCAAGATTGGAAATCCAACAGGGCGGTCATGGACATCGACAAGAACCTCCAGACCCGGATTTACGGGTGGGCAGTGCGCCGGGCGCTCTATCCGGATGCTCAAGAAATTCTGCTACGGCTCCACTTTCTCAGATACGGCGCCGAGCGTGAAATCTTGCTGCTCCCGGAAGACCTGGACACCGTGCCGGCCGAACTGGAAAAACTGGTGGCCACCATCGAATCGGATAAAAAGTATGACCCTACACCCGGGTCTTACTGCTCATGGTGTGGAGTGCAAAGCCATTGCCCGGTTATGCAGTCGGCCCTCATCCCAGTGGAGGTCATGGCCCCGGCTACCCGGGAACAGGCCGAGAAAGCGGCGACCCTGCTCCTGGCCGTGCGGGAGACGGACAAGATGATCACCGGGCGTCTCAAGGAATACGTGCAGGCAAACGGGCCGGTAAGGGTAAACGATCAAATCTACGGCACCTCCCTCAGCACATCCTACGACCTGGACCCACGGGAGATTACCGAGACGCTGCTGGGCGAGGGCCTGGAAGTTGACCAGGTATGGGGGCTATTGAATCTGACAAAGACCAGCTTGGAGCGTGGCCTTAAGAAGCTCAAGAGGAAGGACCTGCTTGAGGCGATCCTGGCCGGGGCTCCGAGTAAGCAGACTGAGAAGATCGGGTTCAGCAAGGTTAAGGGATGAATCATGGCAGCCAAGATATGCGTTAAATGCATGTGGACACGCGAACTGGCGAAAATGTACTATCTGCAAACTACATGATGACCCTATTCAACTGTCCATCGGCAAACAAGGTCAAGCTTGCCACCCTGAATGCAGGAGATTTTATCGGGTCAATGGCAAACAATAACGGAGGTATCATGAAAATACAGCATCTTTCTGTCAAAAATTTTCTTGCCATAGAATCGGTGAAATGGGATTTGTCAGGAGCACCCATCCATCTTTGTGCGGGTCCTAATGAGGCGGGAAAATCTTCTTTGAGGGATTCAATTTCTTGGGCGCTCACCGGCCAGGCCCGGGGACTCAAGACCCACGAACAACAGGCGGCTTTCATCCACGAGGGGGCCAAGACAGCGGAGGTCACGATCACTTGGGCCGACAAGACCACCACGACCCGCAAGAAGACGCCTAAGACACCGGCTAGTGTCACCGGCCCTATCCCCGAAGATGCGGTCATGCTGTCCATCCTGGCGGACCCCCTTCACTTCCTCTCCCTGGAGGACAAGGCCCGGCGTGAGGTGCTGTTTCGGCTGTTGCCGGGGCTCTCACCGACGCGCAGCGATTTGGCTATCAGACTATCAAGCGCCTTGGGAGAAGTGAAATTTGAAGAGCACACGGTTGGCCCCATAAACGACCTCGCCAAAGTGGCTATTGAAAAAGGCTTTGCCGCCGCCGAAACCGAAGCCATCAATCGCCGGATCGTGGCCAAACGGATCGTCAAGGAATTCGCAGCAGAAGAACCCGAACCCAAGGCCACCATCGGCGGGGTGCTCCGTATCCTCCCCGACATCCAGACGGCGGACGTGGAAGCCGGGCTGTCGGCTCTCCGGGCCGAACGGGATAAGTTGCAGCGCAACCGCGGCAAGGTAGAAGCCAAGGTTGACAAGCTCCCGGAATTGGAAGCGGCCCTCGTCTCCCTGGAAGCATCCCCCCCGGACCCCCCGGACCCCGACCGCCCGGTGGAGGATTTCGTCAAGGCCCTGGAAATTAACCGGGGTATCCTGGAGGCATTGCAAAGGGATGTGGGCGCCATGACCGAAGGACAGGACCCGCAGAACTTCCCGGCCCTATGTCCGGCTTTCAACATCGGGTGCCCCAGCGCCGGCAAGGAAGCCGTCAAGGGCACTATACCAACAGGCATCGTCCCGGCAGTTATAGCTAGGGCCAAGGCCGACCTCCAAGAGCAGGAAAAGGAAGTCACTCTCATCGAAACCGACCTTGCCGCGGCCCGGCTGGCCCAGGTCACCTATGACGACTACTGCAAACAGCGCCAGGTCCTGGCCGACAAGATCGCCAAGATCAAGGAAGCTCAGGTGCAGGCCCAGGACACCGCCACCATCGATGATCAGATCACCGCCCTGGACCTCCGCATGAAAACCGGATACGAACTCCTGGACGCGGTACGGGAGTTCTGGCGCAAGAAGGATGCGGCGGACGCGGCCCAAGCCAAGATCGCCCAGGCCGAAAAGGAGATTGCCCTTTACGATGCCCTGGCCAAGGCCCTGGCTCCGGACGGTATCCCCTCTCAGCTCATCGCTGAGGCCCTGGGGCCGGTCAATGAACGGCTTGCCTTTGCATCCGGGTATTTATTCCCGGATATCGATGAACATGAACCCCTGCGTCTCACGCAAGATCTGGAGGTGTGCCGGGGGACCACTCCGTACGCCCTGCTTTCGAAGTCCGCCAGGTATCGGGCAGGGATCGCGTTTCAATTCGTGCTGGCTACCCTGGCCGGCTCCCGCCTCCTGATGATCGACGAAGCCGACATTCTCGACCCCCTGAACAGAGCCAATCTGATCGATTTCCTCCTGGCTATTCGCCAGGACTTTGACACGATCCTTTGCTTCGCCACCAGTGACCACGCCGACCCCTCCCCCATCCCGGAGCTCGCGGTTTGGTGGATATCGGATGGCCAGGTGGCCCCGGTGCGGGCGCAGGAGGCGGCATGATGTGGAACCCCCAAAGACCCCCTTGCGTTCAGTATGTCAATACGGATGAAGAACAAGTAGAGGCAATCAACCGGGTATGGCATTACTGGCGCTATATGGATTATCGGCGCGTTGCTCACCTTGGAATTGAGAGATTGGCAGAGGGCCGAATAATCCTGGCGCAGATACAGGAGGCGGCATGAAAAACTTTGACCTCTTTGTCGGCGTAACCGTGATCCCTCTTTGGAATGCCCCGACTCAGAGCGCGGATGAAGTCAAGACCAGGGCCGAACTGAAAGAGGCCTTTCTGAAAATCTCAGGCGAATTTGCTGAACAGCTTAAGCGGATAATTCAAATGCAGGGACAGCAGGTGCCATAACACAACCACCCGCGGCGGCGAGTCGCGGTCATCCAAAAGCAGGAGGGGTTTATGACTAAAACGGATATGATTAAAGAGGCGGCACAAATCCAACAGATCACCCAAAAGGAAGCCGCCCGCTATCTGGACTTTTTCTTGAGTCAGATCACGGAGGAATTGAAAGCGGGCAAAGAAGTGGCCCTACCTGGCTTCGGCAAGTTCAGCACCAAAATCACCGCGGCCCGCACTGGCCGGAACCCGATCACCGGGGAGGTCCTGGACATCCCGGCCAAGCGGAAGGTTGTTTTCAAGGCGCAGAAGGCGCTCAAGGAGGCGGTGCAGTAAGGATCGACTACCTGCTTTACTAACATCCCAAGCCGGAGTCCCTTCGGGGGCTCCGGTCTTTTTTTTGCCTATTCCGAATCCAGGTTGACAGTAGTGTCGGCTTTCCCCAGGTTGCATTCGCGGCAAGCAGTAATCATGTTTTCCTCTCCATTTCCTCCTTTTTTGGAAATCGGTATTATGTGGTCAGCATGTAATATAACGCTGGGGTCTTTTCGCGGGCTCCGTCCGCAATACTGACAGGCGAAGCCGTCTCTATTAAAAATCTTGAATCGTAATTTCAAACCGATGTCGCAATTATCAGACCCGTCGAGCTTCCGTTGGATAGTCTCAAAATCGTCTAAGTCATATGGAACCCCCAACTTTAGAAGTGCCAGCTTTATCTTTAAGGCCGTAGCCACTCCTACGCTTTTTGTGTGCGGATTTTTAAGATTGATTTTCCGAAAATCAGAGAGTTCTCTTATGCCCCAATTCCTAATGAGTTTCTTAACCCTCTCTATTAATTCTGAGTCAACTGTATAAATTAACTGCACCAAATCATCGCTGAGGTGGTCGATCCCTATCTTCCGTTTCCACTTCGCAACCTCTTCTTCATACATTATCCCTTTAAGGGCTTTGTTTAGCAGTTGGCGTGTCCTTTCGATTGAAATACCGAGAACAGTCGCAATGACCCTCATAGATTTTTTCTCCACAAATCTTAATCTGATAACATCTAATTCTCTTGTTGTGATCATGAGTTACCTCCTGTGTATTCACATTCAATGGGGGAATTATACCCACTTGAAAATGACAAGTCAACAGGGCAGCTTATTTGATGTAATTATTAAATAAATTGGGTTTAGGCACTCATTTGGTAACAAATGCCCGTCTTGACAGGGTATTCGTGTGCCCTGAAAATCAGACCAGACATGGGACTCATTCGCCAGGGGCTGGAATATATACAGCGATTGCGCGGTTTTTGGGGTGGCGGTGCGGACGCCGGCCTTGACCTGGTAGTGCGCCAGGCCGACGCCCCTGCCCTTGCCTCTCCCAATTTCGGCGCCATTGAACAAATGTTCATGGCGGGGTCATTTAGCCTGTTAAATCTCCGGCCCGGCGTGACAAAACCCTATGCTCAGCACGTCTGGGTCTATGCCTGCGTCAATGCCATCGCCCAGAACATCGCCGGAGTTCCCCTAAACTTCTACGCCGGAACCAAGAAAAATAAGCGCCTGGTGGAATCCGCCCCCATAGTCAAGCTCTTTGAAACCCCGAACCCCATGATGAGCGGATACCAACTCATTGAGGCCACCATGATTTTCCTGGGGATTACCGGGGAGGCATTCTACATCCTGGACCGGCCCAATATCACCGCCGTCCCCAAAGAAATCTGGACCTTTCACCCCAACCGATTTGAGCATGTGCCGGCAGCGAACGGCGGCACCCGGGGGTGGATTTACCGGAAAGGCGGACAGCGAATCCCCCTAGAACCGCATGAGGTCGTGTTCTTCCGGTATCCGAATCCTTACGATGATTACCGGGGCCTCTCGCCGGTGTCAGTTGCCTCCCTGGGAATTGAGCAGGATTACCACGCCGCACAATACAATGCCAATTTTTTCAAGAACGGGGCACAGCTTGGCGGCTTCCTTGAATCCGAAGAAAATTTAAGCCAGGAAGAGTTTGATCGGGTCCTGGCGCAGTTCAACGACCGCCACCAGGGCGTGAGCAAGGCTCATCAGATCGGGCTCCTGGAGGGCGGGCTCAAATACAAGGAAGCTGGTCTGTCTCAGCGTGACATGGATTTCCTGGAGGGCCGGAAGTACAACCGGGAAGAGATCTGCGGCGGGGTCTATAAGGTCCCCATAGGCGAACTGGGCCTCAATGAAGATGTTGGCTCAGAAGCGCGGGAAAAGGTGCGCCGGAAACAATTTTGGGAAACGACTCTCGACCCCAAAATGACCTTGATCGAACTTATCCTGTGGAGCCAGTTGTGCCGGGGGTTAACCGGCCCGGAGGTCTGGCCGGAGTTTGACCGCAAATCCATCCCGGCCCTGCAAGAAGACCGTGAACTCCTCCTGGGGCAGGCTGAAAAACTTTGGGCCATGGGCTACCCGGCCAATGTGGTCAATGAATATCTGGACCTGGGCTTGCCTAAAGTTGAAGGCGGCGATACCGGATATATCCCCTTCAACCTGCAACCGGTGGGCGACGCTGCCGCTCTCCCGGCCACCGAACCTCAAAAAGCTACGGTCATATCGATTCAGGATGTGCCGCCTAAATCCCTGCCTGCCCCGGCCATAGCCAAGCGTGACCCCAAAAGCTATTGGCTCAACTTTAATAAGCTGCGCACGGCCATGGAAGAGAAGTTCCACAGCAAAATCAAGCGGTACTTCTATGAGCAGCGCAAGGTCCAGTTGCAGCTTCTGGCCGACAGACTGGGCGGTGATGATAAGACCGTGAGCGCCGTCAAGAAAGAATTTGTCGATGACCTCTTATTCGACCTCCAGGAGGCCAACGAAAAATTGCAGAAGATGTCCTGGAACTTCTGGCTGAATGCAGGGCAGGAGGCGGGGCAGGCCATCTACACTGAGCTTGGGTTCGATTTATCCGAGTTTGTCATCCAGGACAGCGCCGCTATTGATGTGCTCAAGGACAAGCTCATCAAGGTGGTGGAGATCAATGACATTACCCGGGACAAGCTGAGAGAAACCCTTTCTGAGGGTCTGTCGCAAGTCGAATCAGTGAGCCTGCTACAGGACCGGGTCCGGGAGGTCTTCAACTCCTATGAGCACCCCGCCCACGGCTCATTCTCCCGCAGCCTGACCATAGCCCGAACGGAAACTGGTCAGGCCATGGCAACGGCCCGGGATGCCGCCATGGATCAGTTGAAGGTGGAGAAAATCGAGTGGGGCACGGCGGGAGATGGGAATGTAAGAAATTCCCATATTGCCCAATCCGGCATGGTGATTAAAAGAGGCGAAACCTTCCCGAACGGCTGCCGGTATCCCTGCGATCCGGCGGGGGCGGCTGGCGAAGTTATCAACTGCCGGTGTGTCGGGATTCCTGTGCTGGGGGATTGAGGCCATGCCGGTAAAACTCGGAATCCGATTCTCACCCCACCTCCTGGCGGAACTAGTGCGCATCGGGGCCAAGGTCAGCGGGGAACATGGGTTTGCCGCCCGGCTGACAGACAAGGGTGTCCCTGAGAACTTCAAGCTGCTCAATAGCGGCGTGGACCGGGAGACCGGGGAGTTTTTTCTGGTCTTTAGCGAAGGCGGCCAGAAGTCCCCCGATCCGGTGCAATGGCAGGCCCCGGTTTACGAAAAGGAAAATAAGGAGGCAAGTGATGGCCCTACTACATAAAGCCTTAGATTTCCAGGTCCGGCAGGTAGGCACCCCTGATGATCGCGTTCTTGAGTTCATCGGCTCCACCGCCGACGTGGACCGCTACGGCGACATCATTGAGGTGGAAGGCTGGGATCTGAAGCACTACCTGAAAAATCCTCAATTCCTGTGGGCGCATAACTACAGCGTCCCCCCGGTGGGCACGACCCGGAAGGTAACCAAGGCCGACGGCGCCCTGGCTTTCCAGGTCTACTTTCCCAAGGATGAGGAAATTAATGTCGCCGGCTGGCCCACGCACGTTCCCACGCCCGAGACAGTCTACCGTCTTTATCTGGGCGGGTTCCTCCGGGCTACCTCCGTAGGCTTCCAGGGGCTCGAATGGGAGCCAATCTTGGGCGAAGCGGATGAACAGGGATACCGGCCCCGGACTGGCACTAAATATTTAAAACAGGACCTTTACGAACTCTCCGCGGTCCCTGTCCCCGCTAACCCCTACGCCCTGATGAATGCGGTGCAGAAGGGGGTTATCCAGGAAGAGCAGGCGCGGCTTTTTCAGCCCCAGGAGGGTGAAGAAAGAACTGGGGAAGACCTTATTGCTGACCTCCGCAAAAAGGTTAGCGATCTGGAAGCCGAACTCACCGCAGCCAGAGCCATAGTTGCCCCGGTGAAATTCGATCTGGTTATCTCGGAAGATCAATTAGAAGCGATCCGGCAGGATGCGATCAAGGTCTTTCATGAGCAGTTCAAGGTGACAGTTGACACCAAAGCCGGGGCCGTCCTCAGCGCCAAAAACAAGACGGCCTTGAAAAATGCCCAGGCCATGATCCAGCAAGTCCTGGACGCGGCCGAGCCCGCCGATGATGAGGGCAAGGCGGCTACCCCTACCCCGAGTATCTATTCTCTCGCGTTAAACCCCGGCGAAGAGCCTGAGGGGGGGAGACAAGCGGGGGGATCATTGGATATGGCGGAAATCATGCACCTCACCAAAGAACTGAAGCAATCACCCTGCCTGGCCAAGTAACCGGGCAAAGGAGCGAATATGCCTGACACCAACGTTGCTCAAGAAATCAAAACCATGCTGGAGGAGGTTAAGGGCCAGCTCGAAACCAAAACCGAGGACGGCCAGGCCATCAAATTGCTCGACCTCTTCAAGATGTTCCCGGCGCTCCAGGAGAAACATAGCTCCCTGGAAAAGCGCCTGGAAGAGTTCGAGAAGCAGGCCAAGAGTCGCAAGTGGGCGGGAATCCCTGGGCTCGAACTGGACGCTGATCAATTCTCCATCCTGCGGGCGCTGCCCTACATCAAAAACAACGTCCCCATGGACAACTGGAAGAACGCCGGGTTTGAGGCCGACGTGTTCCGGCAGACGGCGCAACAGCGTACCATGTCCACCACGGACGACGCGACCGGCGGCTATCTGGTCCCGGCTCAGGCCATGCCCGACTTCATCGAAATGTACCGGGCCGAGGCGGTCTGCGTGCGCATGGGGGCCCGGGTCCTCTCCGGCCTCACAGGGAGCCCGGTGACCTTCGTCAAGCAGACCGGCGGATGCACCGCCTACTGGGTAGGTGAGGGCGCCGCCATTACCCCGTCTGACCTGGGGACGGGTCTGATCAAGATGGTCCCCAAGAAGCTGGCGGGCCTGACCTATATCAACAACGAACTGATCCGCCGCGGGTCCCCGTCGGCAGAGGCCCTGGTGCGCCAGGACTTTGCTATGGCACTGGGCCTGGCCCTGGATTTGGCCATTCTCCGCGGCTCCGGTTCGGAAAACCAGCCCTTGGGTATCGCCAACACGACCGGGATCAATACCGTCACCCTGGGCACCGGGGCGGGCGCGGTTCCCGATTGGGTCAACCCCTGGCCGCAGATGCGGTATGAGCTGGCGGTGGACAATGCCCTGCGCGGCAAGCTGGGGTTCGTGTTTCACCCGGCCATCTCCAATGTGCTGCGGAAGCTACGGAACCCGTATTTCTCCGGGGATACCGGCGGTGAATACCCGCTCCTGCCCTTGACCGACCCCCAGATCGGCGCGGCCATCGGCTACCCCTTCGCAGAGTCCACGCAACTCCCGATCAATCTGAGTGGTGGCGGGTCCACCAATATGACCGAGATTTATTTCGGTAACTGGCTGGAAGTGCTGATCGGCGAATGGATGGGGTTCGAGATCATGGCCTCCAACGTGGCCGGGACCGCCTTCGCCACTGACCAGACTTGGGTGCGGATTCTCACCGAAGTTGACACGGCGTTGCGACACGCTGAGAGCATGTGCCTCTGCAATACCGCCCGGATCGCCGCCAGCTAAACCCTGAACCCTGACATGGGGGCCAGGGTCTGAGGGTTCTGGCCCCGTTACCATAAGGAGAATTGACATGCCGAAAGGAACTGCTTCTCAGGAAATGGTTGCCAAGGTACTTCTTACCCCCGTTGCCCAGACTGCCGGGACCGCTACCGGCACCGGAATTGACTGCCGGGGCTATGACGAGGCCCTGATTATTCTGGCTCTGGGGGTTATCCCCAGCAACGGGACTGTTGACGTTCACATCGAGGAGTCCGATGCTTTGGGGTCCGGGTATGCGGACATTACCGACGCGGATTTTGCACAGAAGGTTGCGGGCACTGGCGCCCTGACCTACGTTGGCCGTATCAATCTGCGGGGCCGGAAACGCTATATCCGGGCCATTAACGTTGTGGCTAACCAGACCGTCCCCATGAGCGCGGTGGCGGTTCTTTCCCAGGCACAGATTAACCCGGTTACTCAGGTCAACGACGTAGAGTTCAGCGTCTAAAACAGGAGAAACATGGAAGCAACGGTTTACCAGGTGAAGCCAGGCTATACGATCCATCTCCCATGCCAGCGTGTTTTGGGGGGCGGGGACCTCTTAGAGAATCCATCACCCGGCCTAGTGCGGGATAATGCTTGGAAACTGACCCTGGTAAGCCCCGTTGTCACTCCCTCCCCTACCCCCCTTCCGGTCCCTCAAAAGCCGGAAGGGGTCTCTATTGTCATCCCGGCATGGAAGGCGGCTGATTTTCTCCAGGAATGCCTTGACTCCCTGGTGGCTCAAAGTCACTTCGCCGGGGGAGCCAAGTACGAAATCCTCCTGGGGATTGACGCCTGTAAGTCTTCCAGGCGCCGGGCGCTCAAAATATTGCGGGACTATGAAAATCTGCGGGTCTTTTGGTTCGATCAGAATTATGGCCCGTACCTGGTCAAGAACAGCCTGGCGGCCAAGGCGAAGCATGACCTCATCCTCTTTTTCGATGCTGATGACACGGCTGAGCCGGGGATGGTCACCGCCTTATTAGAACTAAATCAGGGCCGGTTTGATGTCGCGGTCTACATGATGGGCGAGGATTCTAAGGGCAATGTCAAGCAAGCCTGCGGGGTCTTTCTCATCGGGCGGAAAAAGTTTTTAGCGGTCGGCGGGTTCATGCCCTGGCGGTGCGCGGCGGATACCGAATTTTTAAAGCGTCTGCCAGCCGCCGAAATCGGTCATCGGTGCGGCCAAGAGATATTGATGCGGCGCCGGGTCCACGATAACCAGCTCACCGTGAAAGCCGATACCGGGTTCGGCTCGGAACTGCGGGCCTGCTATATGAAGCAAATCCGGCAGATAGTCAGGCTGGGGATAGCTAATATCGGATTGGTCACGGCCAAATGTGAGGAGATGAATTGATCCACCATGTCATTACTCGCATGGCTTTCAAGCCGGAAGATCCGCAATGGGAATGGCGGCTGGCCTTCTACCGGAGCATGGTGCTTCCGCGGTTCCTGCGCCAGACAGACCAGAACTTTGAAATCTGGCTGCGGTGCTATCCGGCGCATAATGAGGTCGTGGATGCGCTACACCCGAAAGTACATCCATATCAGGGGTACGGAATTGAGGATGAGATTATGGGGATCGCCAAGACCTGTCAGAACCATAATATCCCCCGCTCTCATATCCAGACTCGGGTTGATTGTGACGACCTGGTAAGCCCCGACTTTATTTCCCGGATTCATGCGGAGGTATCCCGGCAGCCGGACAAACCCTTGATAATTAGCTTTCAGCCCTGGAAACTGGACCTCTACACCTTGACCCGGTATCGCATGGGCCAACGTTATCATGAGCAGAGCACATCTATGTTTCTGGCGCTTTATCAGCCGGACATTGAAGGGGGGAATTACTGGAATATCTACTACTCTAAGCATGGCCACCTTGCCAAAGAATTAGGAGAACCTGTCCGGGTCGTCACGATCCCGGAGGGGTATTGCGACATGGTAATCCACGACAAAAACATGGCCACGAGTATTTTGAACGGGGACAAGGCTTTGGAGGTGCTAAATTGACGATCCGGGTCAAATACATCGGGGGCGCTTATAAGGGCTTTGGCGAGAAGTGGGGGGGCACCTGCGCCACCAACTATGCGCTCGTCGCGGCCTTGGGCCTACACCCTGAGTTTCTCTTAAAGGCCCGCTTCCGGCATCATTTCTCCTCGCCTGGCGCAATTTCAGATTTCCTGGCCGATGCAGACCTTACCCATGTTGACGACACCAGGATCATAACCGTCATGCATGGGGCCGGGATGGCCCCCCCGGACGTTATCGGGCCGATCACCCGGTCACCCCTGAAAAGCTACGGCGGGTGGAAAGCTACATACGGCCGGGAGTGGTTTTACCGGGCGACGGTTGTCCGGTTGAACTATTTCGAAGAGCCAGAAGATCGGGGCCTCGTGTGCCTGATCCGGCATGGGGTGGACACGGGCAAACTGCGGCCTGGGAAAGCTGGTCCGCGGTGCTTCGTTTTGTGGGCCGGCGACAAGGGCCGTTGGGCCAAGCATTACCCTCTCATGGAAAAGATTATGCAGGACTTCCCCCTGCCCCCGGGGTTCGAGTTCAAGATTTTGTCTGACTACCGGGTTCAAGACTACTGGACCGTCCTGGATGAAACGGCGGTCCTGGTGAACACCAGCCGAAACGAGTCATTCTGCGCCGCGGCATTTGAGGCCATGGCTAAGGGTGTCCCGGTTATCTGGCGCCAGGGGCTCCAGGGCGGCGTCCATGAGGCGGCGGGAGTGAGGGTGGACTATGAGGCCGGGGCTTACCGGGCGGCTATCCTGGAGGCCCTGAGCGGCGAGAACTACCTGATTCAGGGACAGGCTGCACGGGAATACTGCGAAGCCCACGCCTCCCTGAAAGTCATGGGCGAGGACCTGGCGGCGGTTTACTGGGACGTTCTGGAGGCCAAGCCATGACCCGTAGCTTCGTCAAAGAGTTTTTCGACAACAAGCCCCTGGACGGCCTCAAGATAACCATCACCGGGGACTGGTCTGAGAAGAACGTGAACTACCACTTGGGCCTGCTCAAGCCGCCCCCCAAGGCCCGGAAGTTACTGGAAATCGGTTGCGGCCTGGGGCGCCTGCTTATCCCCCTGTATGATCGGGGAGCGGAGCACTGCATCGGGGTTGATGCAAGCCAGGCCATGGTTGACGCGGGCCAGGAGTTTATCAAGGGCCGCAACATCCAAATGCTCCACTATGACGGGACCGGGATCATCGGGCTGCCTTTGGACAACTATTTCGATTGGGTGTTCTCCATCATCACTTTTCAGCACATCCCGGATACCGAGACGGTGAAGCGGTATCTCGAAGAGGCGCACCGGCTCTTGAAGCATTGGGGCGGTCTGACTTTTCAGATCCTTTCCCATGATGTGAAGCCGGGCCGGGAGTTGTGGACTTATCATGACCGGCAGGTCCTGCAAGATCATCTGGATGATCTGGGGTTCAAGGGCCAATGGGAAGAGGCCGGAGTCTGGGCTATCTACCGGGGGCGGAAATGGCGCAAGAAGAAAATGATTTGAGCCAGAAGGATGAGCAGAAACAGGAGCGGAAGGCCCCGGATAAACCGCCCCGGGATCGCATGATTAAGGAACCGCCGGAGAGGAAATAATGGACCTGACCACCATCGAAAATGTGCAGCAGCTCCTAGGCGAAACCGAAGCCCTGGATGCCGATGTGCAGGCGCAACTTGAGGCCAAGATCACCGAACTCTCGGCCCGGGCCGCACGGTTTTGCAACCGTGAGTTTGAACGGGTGGAGCGGGTGTCCTATCACGACGGTGGGGGCCGGTTCCTCTTCTTGACCGAAATGCCGGTGTCCGAAATCGCTGAGATTCTTTATTCCTATACCTGGGAATGGGATGCGGCTACCGAGTATGGCACCTCCGATTATGCCCTGGTGAACGCTAAGGCCGGAATGATCGGGTACAAGGGCGGCGGGTGCTGGCCGGCAGGGGTCAAGGCTTACCGGGTGACTTACACCGGCGGCTACGATCCTCCCGAAGGCGATAACTTCTCGGCTGCTGATTACGTCCCCATCCCGGCGGACCTGGAAGGCGCTATTTGCCAGCAGGTGGTTTACGAATGGCGCCGGCGCAATGACCCCGGCCTGAGCGCCGTCTCCCTCCCGGATGGCACGATCAACAAGATGCAGGTGGGCGAGTGGCTGGAGTCGGTGAAGGCTACCCTTAACCGTTACCGCGTGAGGCCTGGGTAATGGCGGACAAAGACGCTGTTGAAAGCCTGGACAAGATCATCAATGCCCTGATCCCCAAGGCGATCCGGGCGGTTACCCGCACGGCCAAAAAGGTTGAGGCGAAGCTGCTGCGGCAGCACATGGCGGGGGCCAGCGATCATTCTCTTGCCAAGCGCACCGGCGCTGCGGCCAAGAGCTTGAAGGCAGAGCCAGCCACCGCGCAGGGAACCGTTGTGACTTCCAAAATTACTGGCGGGGTGAATTATCTCAGAATCCATTTCACCGGCGGCACCATCAAGGCAAAGAAAAGATTCCTGACCATCCCGACTGACTTTGCCAAGACCAATGCCGGGGTTGCCAAGGGGCGGATGGTTAACGCGGGTGGGCAATGGACGTTTTTGGGGATGCCGACCTTCATAGCCAAGGGAATCATTTTCGGCAAGGTTGGCGGCCCGAATGCACGGTCAGAAGGTGTCCGGCAGCGCCGGGCGGCGGGGGAAAAGATGGCCAAGGGTACAATCATCCCCTTGTTCATCCTCAAGAACTCGGTAGTCATCAAACGCCGGATTGATCCCCAGGTGGATATCGTTCAGTGGGCCAAGCCGGTTTTAACGGAAGAACTCAAAAGAGCCGGAATCATCAAGGTCGGTTAGGGCCATGGCAGACACCATCCAGACGCAGTTCATGAAATCCTTGGAAACGGCCCTGGCAGCCGGGGTCGCCGGAGTTGACAAGGTGCACCGGCGTGACCCGATAGGAACTGACTTGGAGAAGATCAAGCAGTCGCAGCTATTTTTCTATGAGGCCGACCCCCTTACCCGGGAACGAGGTAACCGCCATGCCGAAGGGATTCTATCTCTTGAAATGGTGGCTTTTATCAGGCTCAAGGCAGACAAGGATCATGGCTTCCAAACCTTTTATGACCAGGCGGATGAGATCGCCGCCCAGGTTTACATGGTGATGTTTGGCCCCTCAGTCCTGGCCAGCCCAGTAAAAAAAGTTGAAGAGGAACTAAAGCGCCCGGCTATTGGTAACGAGGCGTTTGGCGAACTCGTGTTGCGTTACCGGGTCACCTACGGTCACGCCCTTAATAACCCCTTTACCACCATTTTAACTTAGGAGGGCTTTACCATGCCAACCCCGCCGAGCTTAGACAATATCACCGTCCCCGGTGGTATCATTCTCAATTTTGATACCGGTGCCGGGATGCGCGACTTGGGAGAAATCGTCCCCAATAGCGTGAAGATTAAACAAAAAACCGATGAGCTGCGGATTGACTCGCAACGTTCCGGGAAGCTGCGGCTCCTCGATATCATTTCCAAGCGGGAAGAGTTCACGCTGGAATTTACCCTGATTGACCCGGTGGTGGACAACCTGCGGCCTTTTATGAAGGGCGGCGCAATTACCGTGGTTGGCGAAAGCACCGACGCCATTGTGGACCAGAAAGCCACCCTGA